TATTATGCCTTAATTAACCGCCCAGCGTATAACCCGGTATTTGTGCTATTTTGCCATTGGGCTTTATCTATAATTTGAATATTTGTGCAAGGCAAAACAGACACAAATACCCATCCGTTATAAGCAATACTACTCAATTAGCTACGCACTTAGTAGTTCGGGGGTTTCATAAATATTACCTATAACCATTAGCTTAGTACTTACTTCAAACAACATTTCTTTTAATCTTTCGTTATCAGTAACAAAAAAACATCCATTTTCATATATTATTGAACATATTTTAGCCTCATAAAACATTAACACATTCCCCTCTCTTGGTTCTTGCTTTAGAATTTTCACAATATCTCCTTCACAAATATTTATTCCTGAGCTGTCTATTAATTCGGAATACAATAGAAATTCAACATAATCTGCATTTGCGGGGAAATAAGGCTCTGGGCTTCTTAAGCTGCCGGAATCTCCCTCTATTACTGATTTACCTCCAATAGATAAAAAATATTTATCCCACGTACTTGTGCTTTCTGGCAAAATCATTCTTTCTTGATTTTTATGCCATGCTTTGAACTTAAATAATCCCATTGCTAATTTTATTTTACGGCTTATAAATATTGGTTATAGGTCATTGCCTCCAAATAACGCTAACATTGCTTTCGCTTCTTTTTCAAACAAACGTTCCATTTTTACACCGTCAGATTCAATCGTAACCTTAGCGCACTTGTAAAGCGAAGTTTTAATTTCCTGTAAAGTTGGCAAAGAACCGCTAACATCAGCTTTTTGCAATACTAACTTTTCGTTTTCAATAGCATCGTATCTTTCATAGGCATCTAATACACCTATCTTACCTTCTGCCAAGTCATAAAATATTCTGCCCAATTTCCATTTAAAATCTTTTTTTCCCATTTGTATATTTTTAGTTAATTAATCCGTACCGTCAAAATCTGTGTAACGTTATACGTCAGTTATTAAGTTAGGTTTCAAAAAAGTAAATTATTTTTCTCAAGCGATTTCATAAACCTCTGCTTTCTCTTCTTCTTTTTGTCGTGAATCCTGTATTTGTTTTTTTTCTTATTCCCATGGCTTTTTATTCTGCCGAAATGAGGAATAGTGAAGTCGATTATCCTTCCCGTCTTTAACTTAGACGACTTACAATTCCATATAACCTTCACAATAGCTCTAATTTCGTTTTTAGAGAGCTTTGGATGTGCTTTAAGCATTGCTTCTGAGATGGTTAATTGCATGGCTAAAATGGCAAGTCTTTATCGTTTGGAAGTAAGTTTTGATAGTCTATCGGTTCGTTTTCGTCAATCAGCTTAACTTGACGGTTTTCTTTGGTTATCCAGTTGGAATGGTCTAATATTGCTTCTCCGGCAGTCATTTCATTATATCGGCCAGAGGGTATATCGTATTTAAATCTGCAATATCCCTGATGTCCCCAATACGGTTGCATTTTAACTTTTTGAACATACACGGTAGAAACTTGATTGTCATATTTTTTAGTGAGGGGGTTAAACTCTCCAAAATCTCTATACACACTCATTCCGTTTGCAATTATGTTATTAAACTGAGCGCCCCCGCTTATGTTTGACATTGTTGGCACCGGAAGCTTTCCTGTCTTTTTATCGACCTGTGGTTGAGTTGGGTGAGCAACCAAAAAACAATGAAGATTATGCTCTTTGCAAAAATTATCAATCTTGTTTAGGGTTTCAGTAATATACCTAACATCATTGTTTCCAGTATATTTATGCTCTATCCGGTTCCATGCGTCAAATAGGAAGAATTTAATACCGTATCTTCTTTTTAAATTTAGGGTTGTTTTAAGAAGGGAGTCAATAGTAAAATCTTTTTCAGGGATTATGAACCAAATTTTATTTTCTAAGAATCGCATTCCTAAATCCTTTTCTAATTGATTGATTTTTTCTTTACCATACCAATTTTTACCTATGAGTTTTCTTAAAAGTTTTGATATATGAATTTGAGTTGGATAATTCTCCGGGGAGTAAATACCACCCTTCCATCCATGAAATAAAATCAGTCTAATCATCATTTCATCTACCCAATCCGACTTACCATGGTTCGGATAGCCCGTGATTAGTGTGATGTAGCCTGTTACAAATCTAAGTAGTGTGTCAAATCCTTCAATCCCTATTCCGACCCCCCTATCAATTCCATTAACGTACATATCATCAACTGCATTTTTAAATACAGAAGTTGAATACGCTCCGTCAATAGGAAACTCCTTCGGTGAATTAATACACTCTAAGACGCCTGTTTTGCCGTATTTAACTAATACGTCGTTAGCGTCCTTACAATCTTTCCATTCAATGAAATCGCATCTATCCTTGCCTAATCTTTCGGCTAAATCTTCTCTTAGTTTACGTCCGGCGATGTCGTTATCGGTGGCGATGTGGAATATTGGCTTGTCAGTGAATGGAATTTTTTCTAGTAATTCTATTGCCGAATCAAGATAGACTAAGTTGTTAGATTTGATATTCGCTCCATTCGGCACGGAAACTATGCCTATGTTTCCGCCGCCTAATCCACACTCAACTAATGTAAGCACGTCAATTTCACCTTCTAGGAAGTACACCTCTTTGGCGTTAATGAGAGAGTCGTAATTGTAAAATATCAACTCTGCTCCTTTAATCGACATCATGCATTTAACAGCATCTCTGAATTTGGAATTGACAAACTTGCCATCACGAAAATAATTGAACTCGATTACGTTCCTTTCTCCTTCTGCAAGCGCTTTCGTCTCTTCGCCGACTTTGTATTTATGAGAGGGCATCCATTGAATAGATTCGCCGACTTTCATTATTTTAAGTGTGGCCTGAGATATGCCTCTTTTGTCGGCAAACCACTTAACAAGTTTATCGGAAAGTGTAGTATTGTTCTTCCACTCCGGTTTAATGTATGTTTTTTTTACATTCTCTTCTTCCACTTGTATATTGTATTTGTTTGCTAAATGTAGTACGGATTGTTGAAATGTCCAAGATTTATGCTTTTGTAAGAATTGTATAGAGTCTCCGGCCTCTCCACAACCAAAGCATTTGTAGAAGTTATCTTTTGGGTCTGCTTTAAACGAAGGCGTATCTTCGCTATGGAAGGGGCAGCAGCATTCCCAATTCGATCCGTTTCTTTTGAGGGGCACGAATTCATTTATCACCTCTACTATTTTAGAGGCTTGTTTTACGTCTTCTATTGTTTGGGGGGAAATCATAAAATGTTTTGGAGGGGGGATAAAACATTTGCAATTGATTTTCTTGATGTGTGTAGGTATATTGAGGTCGTTTTAGGATTTGCGTGACCTAATATCTTCTGAATAAATGGAAGTGATGTGCCTTGTTCTAAACTATGTGTTGCCCACGAATGACGAAAAATATGAGCGTGTATTCTCCGGGTTACGCCTGCTTTAGCTGCTAATTGTTTTAAGAAATTGTTAATTGACCGTTTGTTATATCTAAGTTCTTCGTCGGGAAATTGGCCGTTAAATAAAAATTCTTTTGGATTGTATTCTGAAATGTATTTTTCAACTAAAGCTTTTAAATAATCCGGATATGGTACGATTCTATCTTTGCGGCCTTTAGCAAGCTTAATATCGATTGTAGTGTCTCTTAAGTGTTCTAATTTAAGATTTATCACTTCGCTTATTCTCAAGCCGCAGCCATACAACAAACAGATAATAGTTTTATGTTTTAAGTTTCCGCATGCAGATAAAATAGCCGAAATTTCATTTTCTTCTAGTACTTCTGGAAGCTTTTTGTCTTTTTTTGGATATGGAATTTTATCTATTTTATCGGGCATTCCAACGGTTAATTTATAAAAAGACTTTATAGCGCACAGAAGGTGGCGGCGAGTGTTTATTGCGTCAAATGTCAATAGCCATTCTTTTATTTCATCGGTTGGTATTTCTTTTGGCTGTTGGTAATTTTGAAATTTAGTCAAAAACTGATTTATGCAAGATTTGTAATTTTCTCTTGTTGCTTCAGATTGATACTTTGAATCACAATCTAAAGAATATCTTTCTGTCCATGTTCTTAAAATCATTTTTAAGTTATTTAAAGTCAATAAATTACACAGTTTGTATACATACAGTAGTTAGGTGCAAGTTTTAAAAATAAAAACCCACCGCACCTTAGAAACCGTAATTCTGGTCATCATCATAATCGTAATCGTATTCAAATTGCTCTTGCCATTTTTCGTTTTCGTATTGTTTAAGCATTGCAATTTCTTTCAGCGTTCTATCGTGTTCGCTTTTGGCTTGTATTTTTTTGCATTCAGCCTCAAAGTTTTGCATCTTATAAATTCCATCTTGTCTAAAAGCAGCACTTTGTTTAGCTGTTTTATATTGCGCCACAGCTTTATCGGCTAATCTTTGGCAGTCTTTACGGGCTGCATCAATTTCTTTTACGGTCAATCCATTATCATTTTCCAATGACATTGAAGCCTCAAAATGTGAGTAGTCATAACTCAACATCACTTTTACACTTGCATTTTTAATTTTGGTTTCCATTTTTTTATTTGTTTTTAGATATTAATTCCTACGCTTTTTTATTTTTAAAACCAGACACCTAACAGCACCTTAGCGCAATTTCCTTCCCACAAGCCAACGCAAACTGCGCCAAGCTGCAAAACGTTATATGTTATTTTTCCCACGCCACACTGCATATCATTTTTCGGCTGGACGTTATATATTTCAGCTTTAGAATAAACCCATTTGCACATTGTCATAATTAGTTTTTAAGTTTGACCATATTGCTTCTTTAGTATTCGTTTGGCAAGCACCTTGTATGCTTACAACAGGCTTAAATGGTAGCCAATCAGCCTTTGTATTCTCACATACTATTGCCTGTCCGTTTCTATTCTTACACCATTCTGCAAGGCTATCAAAGCTAATATTTTTATTGCTTTCTTTATAATGTTCACCACCGAACTGATATGGAGGGTCAATAAACCAAGTAGCTTCTACATTTTCAAGTTCATCGTAGCTACCTTGCCTTATTTCCCAATGCCGTATTTTATCCAAGTTGTTAGCAATATTCTTAAAGGTGTTTTCTCTGCCATTTGAAAAGTCCATAAACTTTGTTACGATATTTGAAGGTCTGCCAGATGCAACTAAAAAACTCATAAAAATTCGTTCAACATCTGATAAGTTCATTTTCCTAATATCCATTCCCTTTTCTAATCTTGGGAATTTAAGAATATCATTTTTTGAGCATTGCTGCAACCATTTCCAAACCTTAATTACATTTTCATATTTATCAACCAGCAATATATCTCTATCAAAATACTTCAACGAATACCTTGCACTCCCTGCAAACGGTTCTATTATCTTACCATATTTCGGTGGTGGATAATAATCTACAATCTTTGACTTGCTTCCGTAATAGCTAAACATAAATAATTTATAGTTTAAAATGCTCCGCAGCACAAAAAAAACAACATATAACAAACGGTTTTGTGCAAGCCCCGTCTGACACCTAAATCCCAGCTTTATCTATTTGTCAACTAAGTGCAGAGCCAAGCGATATAACAGCCTGCACAAAGCCGCAAACGTTATGTGTCATATTGCCCCTTGCCACACTGCATCTTCCAATTGGGCTTGACGTTAATAATTTCAACATTTACCACGGCAGTATTCCATCTGATATTTCTTTCTGCTGTGCTGCTGCATCTTCAAATGTTATTTGGAATGCAGGTACAACTAAAAGCTGCTCCATATAAGAAGGTTCTTCATAATCGCCACGAATATATTTCAGCAAAAAATCAATGTGCCACCAGCCTTCTTTATCAATTCCATCAAAAGGGAAGTCACCAGCTTTTATTTCGTCAATTACATAGCCAATATCAAAATGACCGCCCATTACATACATACAGTCTGTAAGTTCAGCATCTACAAAATATTCGCCTTCCTCATTTTTTCTAATTGGAAAATCACCAGTAGCATAACAATACTTACTCAATGTTTCTTTGTAATCTTCAAGAAATTCTTTGTAGTCCATACGTTTTATTTTAATAGTTTAATAATTTGAACATGCTCCGCAGCTTCGCAATACGAACACATAACAAGCGGTTTTATGCTATGCCGACACAGCGTTTAGGTCGAAGTCTCCGCAGGCACAGCATAAAGCCGCCGAACGTTATGTGCCATTTAATACGACACCTTGTGAACCTTACCGCATTTTTTGCAAACAAGAACTTCAACTGTTTCTGAATATTCAAACTGTTGCCATTTAGGTTTATACCAATGCTCTGTACCTTCAACTGCTTTTGTTTCAGTCCAATCATAAACCTTTTTAGCGTGTGTTTTCCAATCATGTTTGCAAAAAATCTTTTCAAATAATTTAATCATACTCTTGAAATAAACGGCACATAACAAGGGTTTTGCGTAATAGCCCTTTCAAGTGTCGTGGTTAATTTTAAGTTTCTACTAAGGGCTACTACGCAAAGCCCCGATACGTTGGCAGTCATGGCTACTGACCGTCATCAAATAGTCTTTTCCGTTTAACAATTAATTCCGATGCCTCTCTTATTGAAAACTTGCCTTTCATTTTGGAGTGAATTTTTAGCGTTTCCGAAATCAGCCAGCAAACATCTTCGGACACATTTAATTCAACCATCCGAAAAACAAGATTGATTTCTTTAGCTTTTTCTTTTGCCTGTTTTTCTTCTTCGGTTTCAGGGAATAGTTCTTTTTCAAGTTCCCGAACTTTGCAGGCTAATTCAAATTGCTGACATTTAACAGCTAAGTTTTTAAACGCTAAAAATTGCTTCTTATCTTTCTTTGCAGCTTCTAACATTTGTGTAAGTAATTGTTCCATATTTTTATTTTAAATTGTTTTCAAATTGACCGCCACGAACTGCCAACAAGGGGTTTTCTGCTACCCCAGGCTTGACGTTAAATAGCGGCTTGTGAATAAATACTGTTCATTTGTTTTTCAATCATCTTTTGAATAGGGCAGCAGAAAGCCCTTGCGATATACAAAATTTCCCGCCTCACAGCCCCCTGGCACACGGTAGGCCGGTTTCGTTCCTCAACCTTTAGCCTACCTAAATTTTGTATATCGGCTCAGGCAAAGAAGTTGGCGTATCTCACGGCGGCAAACTTCGCATATCATCGCATTGCCAATATTCGAGGCTGCCAACTTCTACCGATCTTCTTCGTTTTCGGTATTTAATAATAACAATTCAGCTACCTGAATTTGCCAAGAAAGTGCGTTGTACTCTCCAATAGCTACATACATCCTTTGGAATGCTCTGGCACTTTTAAAGGTTTCAATATCCTTTAGTGCACTTTCTTTCCGAGCGTTTAGTTGTTCTTTATACTTTTGAATATTTTTCATCATTTGAATTTTTGTTATTATTAAATCCCTTCACTCGAACATCGGCAATGCCTGAGCCGTTACCTGCAATGCCTCTCGACACTTGCAATCGTATCGTGAATTGCTCCACCGTGAGAAAATAAACACACTTTTTCGACAATAAAGCCACGACCTGCACCCATTGTATTTGAATGGTAGCCAAACGTAATTACTTTACCACCTTCTTTTAATACATTCATCACTTCATCTTTCATCTGCTTAAATGGGCTACATCTTATTCCTTTGTACATTTCCATACTTTTACGATAGGCATAAGGTGGGTCAAGTAATACTGTATCAAACTTTTCACCTTGCCACGTTCTTAAAAATTCAACTGCATCCATTCTGTAATCAGTCAATGCTTCTTCGTCCAAGTCGTTTCTTACCTCATCAACATTCAGTTTTGTCCTACCTGCAAAAAGGTTCAAAGTTTTGCCTTCACAATTACGTTCTGTCCATTCCCTTATTGGCTTTACTGAAAAAGTGTAACGGTGTAGCGGACACTTAATGTAATCAAACGATGGCACAGCAGGTAACACTGTATTGCCAAAAGTGGGGCTGACGTGCAAATTTTCAACTGTATTCATTCTATTTAACTTTAGTGGTTTATTCAACATTAGTGGTACTATGCCCCACCTTCGGCAATACTTTTCCGTTATAAGTCAGTTTGCAATATTTCCGCATTTATCACAAATTTGGTGTTCAAAATCGGCTGTTACGTTTCTACCAACTGCACCGCCTTTACATTTGCAAACCGAACTTATAACATCAGATTTATTCAATTTATTAACTCTCCATTCGTAGTACTCATCAAGCAAGTCTTTTAACCTATGGTATTCAAACTTATTATTAGTTTCAGGTATAACTACTGTATCTGTATCAATTCTTTTTATTCTTAAAAATTCTTCGTTCATAATTTGCATTTTAAAAGTTAATAAACTAAATAAATCTGTTAACCGTTAGTGGCAAGTGCTACGTTCCTCTATACTATCGAGAGTTTCGTTCCAAGCAAAACGAATAGCATCTTGGCAATTATCATCATCAACACCACCCCAAACATCTTCAACTCTATTCATTGTGTTTTCTGCTGTTGGGTCATATCCACATTTACAAATTGCCCAAATATCACAGCAATCTTCCGCACATTGTTTGCTTCTTATTGTAAACTCTGTATTGTTACCACATTTAGGGCAAGGTTTTATAAATTCGTTTTGCTTGTATTTTACTTTTCTTGTTGACATTTTCGTTTAATTTACCGCACCAGCCACTAACAAAGGCTAAAAGCAATTGCCATCAAGCATAGTGCAAATTTTGAGCA